AAAGAAAGTTGATGACTTCGTCAACAACAACTTAGAGATTAAATAGGCGACAAGCCAAGCGGGAATTAACACACTTAAACTACAACTTGCCCTCCACCTTACTCTTGAGTCAACTTCGGACTGACCACCTTGTAGAAATAGAAATTAGGTTTTCCTTTAAAGCAATAAAAATCTTTTAATGCTCGTAAAGGACTCTCCTTAAGTCTATCTGCAGGTGGCCCAGATCCAGCTATCTTTTCAAGCGCCCTTGTGACCAGATTAACTCTTTGCACCATACGTTCCTGGGTTGATAACTGAATCATTCAGTGCTCAATCTCAGTAGAATAAGTAGGAAGAACAAGTCTTTCCCTTTGCATTGCAGTACCCTTGCCAGATTTTACCTTGGCAGTGGCTAGCCCTAACTTTGCCCGATCCGCGTGATCTTGAATTCTCAAGTTCGCGTAGAACAAGCGGTAAATTAGCTCTATAATCTTTTCTATCTTAGTTAAATCCAAACGAGACTTTATTATCTCTTCAAAAGAAGATTTAATAACAATCTCATTGTTTATAGCTAAAATAGGATCCTTAGGAGCAAAAGCGTTAATCATGCCGATAACGAGATCCTGGATACGTTGATCCGATCAGGTGGTTAAGAAAGCCACAAGTTTATTATAAACATTATTCTTAAATAGTGTTTCTTCATAAACTGCAACCTTATTAACTACCCGATCAGAGGTTGTCCCCTTTACAATACTCACCAGCAGGGATTCAATATAACTAATATTAGTCATCTTCGTCGCTGCTGAAGCAGAAAGCTTTCTTGGTATGCTAACTACTCCATCTTTTTTATTAGACTTTATAATTAGCGCACCAAGCAGGTCTTTGTAAGGGAGACGCCCGGACTTAGCAAACATGGAAGCCAGAGCAATATAGGAAAAACCTATATTACCCTGGACATTTCAAGATTTTGCCAAGACGGACCTCATCCAATGACCAAGGTGAGCCGGGATAATACCCTTATTCAATAAAGAATAAAGAATATTAACCCTCCCCATCATGGTCGGTTGGGAGATGAACATCTTCCAAGAAACTGCAGATACATTTTCCCCATGGTGACCCGTAACCTTTGCGAACTCAAATGTCGCATTAGTTGCAACAACACTCTTAGATAGATTGATTGGCACACCAATACTTGCCATAATAGCAAGGTATTGGTGGGCAACCTTCTCATCGAAAATGTTGATATCATCACCAAGCAACTCGTAGCCAGTAAATCACAGACCAGGTCTGGTTCTACCGGCACGAAGAGCTGCTAACTGAGTCAATAAATGATGAGTAACTGCTAACATCGCCCACGAAGATAAGGCCCCCATTGGTTGTCCAACGGAGTACCTTAAATTCTGAGTTTCGTCAGCGTGAGCTTTTTCATCTATAGACTTAGTCTTAAGTATATAATCCCTATTAACCAAGAGGTTCTTCCAGTGCGATCCAAAATCTTCATTAAATAAAGAATTAAGGATCGAAACTTGAAGAGCTATTGGTAATCTATCTGTAGCAGCTGATAAATCGTAACCGTATGATTTATTGGCAGCAATTGACTTCAACTGACATCGGCGGACGGATTCAGTTTGGTCAAAGGTACCATCATTCGGCAAGGACTTCAGGAAGGAGAAGAGGTAGTCATGGAGGGGTTTGAGCGCACACTGCGTCCAAACATCAACCATGGCAAAAACTCTTAACTTACCTGCTGCCTCTTTTTTCGTTTGTAATTGCCCGATAGGACTCAGGAAAGTCCTATCCGCATTACCACTGAGAAAGTCCGACCACTTATAAAAAGCGGTCGCCCTAGATCAGAAATATAGAGGTCATAATCCCATTCTCACCATCAACATCCCACATAGCTTATACAAGTCTATGTAGAATGTCGATCGTGAAAAGCCGATCATGAACTCTATTGAGGGAGTTAGGCCAGCCATATATAGACTAACAAAGTCATGTATATAGCCGGACCAAGACACCCTAAACGATGGAGAAGAAGATTCAAATAGCAACACTTCAGCTGGTTGCATCTCCTTCGGAAAGAACTTCTTAAAACTGAGAGTTAAAACTCCCAATTCGAAAGAACACCTCTCCAAAGAATCGACACAACCACTATAAGCGTCCGTAATCGTGTTTAATTTAGGTGCCAATGGCGCGTCCAAAATCCTATAAACGCTGAAGACAGTAAGTCATCAGCGAATAACAGATTTTGAACCAGTCATTATAGCCCTACGATCACCTAACGGTATGAAAACCGGTAGGCCCGATCGGGTTAAACGCGGCAACGGAAGAGAAGGGTCAAGAGCACGTAAACTCTTTATCTTATCTCTTGCTATTGCCTTTTGGGTCGCAAGCTGAGATGCTTTTAAGTACTTTACTGTTGATGTGACACCATGATGTTTAGTCATGATGAGCACATAAACAGCAAATTTATTTAACTGCACTAAGCGGTTAGTTGACTTTCTTATTCTAGGGATTGCGGTAACGAGTAATCGTCACCCCAATCTTTTGAATAAGACCCGTAATTCAATAGAATTACGTAGAGAAACCAACTTTCCAGTGACCACATAATCTGAAAACATCTTCTTTAGAGAGAAAAATTTTGTATTATTTTTTAACATTATTTTTTAATTTAATTAAGATGCCTATAAGGACACGGATTTATACACTAATTTGTATAAATTTTAAGGGCTACCCAGGCTACTAAGCATTACATCAATGGGGGATCGATGATTCTCCTTTGAAGGAAGGCTACGACTAAGAAATACACTAACCAATGTATTTCAGCTGTCATAGTATCTTAGGTATTCTGGTTTGCAATTGTCGGCCACGAAGTGATTAATTGGATCGGGGAATTTGCCAGCGTTTCCTTTCGGAGGCCCGAGCAAATCATCCTACCAATACTTCAGACACCGGAATTGTTTTTCCAATTCGTGTTATATCCATATAGGGTGAGGTCTATCTCTCGATAGATTCTCACGTTAAGGGTATAGTTATGTGGGCTTAAAAAGTCTGCTTTCATCCTCCGAGGAGGGAAGCAAGCTAATAAGTCCCTAAAGCTCCACTAGGCGAGGTTGTTCTCCGTTACCAGAGAACTCCCTCGGCTACCTAGTGTAAATTATAAATACAGATTCGCGCGTTTCAGACCAACCCGAAAGGGTCCTGACCGCAATCGAAAATGCCTAACCAATACACTTAGTAATAAGCGTACGGAAGGCACGGGCTAGTATTCGTACTAGACCTCACTATTCTCGAAAAGAATAGATAAGGGTTTGTCTGTGTTAATCTTAACACAGGGTTC